TGAAAATAAAGAAACAATTGTATTCAGACACGAAGATGGTGATGATGCAATGGTTGTATATTTCGATGGTTCAAATAAAAATAAACCATTTGGTGAAGGTATGGATGAAGATTTTATTTCAACTAGGAATAGAATTAGAGAACAATGGGATTCAATGCCATTGAGTTTAGTTCATGCTAATGGGGATAGATACCCAGCAAGTGATGCACTTAAGAGCGAGCGTATTAGATTACTTAAAAAATATGCCCCTAGTAAAAATGTTAACAACTATTAAAAATGAATTTATATTTTTTAGTATTTAGTGGAGTAATTTTGTTATTCATAGTTACGATTATGATAATGATTAAGGTAATGATGGATTATAAACGCCCCGATATTCTTAAATCAATTGAACGTGAATTTGAAATAATGGAGAAAAAAGGGTGGGATAGAATATTCTTTATGTTTGATTTACATGGTACTGTTATTGTTCCCAACAGAATTGTTGGGAACACCGAAATAATCTATTATCCTTATGCCAAAGAAACTCTTCAATTAATCAGTAACCGTGATGATTTGGATTTAAACATTTATACTTGTTCACATGATGAAGAAATAAAAGAATATCAACGAAAATTTAAAGAAGACGGTATTAATTTTAAGTATGTTAATGAGAATCCTGATGTTAAATCTAATGGCTATGGTAACTACGAGAAAAAACCTTATATGAATGTTTTATTTGAAGATAAAGCTGGTTTTTTTGGTGAAACTGATTGGAAATATATTTATGATTATTTCAAAAACCGTTATCAATAAAAATTATTTTTTACTTTATTTTCAATAAAAATTAAATATATTAATAAAAAAAATAAAATGGCATTAGTAAAATTTGAATTAAAAAAAGAACATATAATATTATTAAAATACTTAGATTGGGAATTACTGGATAATGAATTGATTGTTACTTCATTACAAGAAGGTGCCATGTCACCATTCGGTGGATTGGATTTGATTGAAGATATTGGAGTAATGATATATGGAAAGCCTGAAGGTGAGTTTGACCCTGAAAGTTATGAGAGTCCAAAGTATTCGGAAGAACAAATTTCTTTTATGAAAGAGATATTTTCTCAATTACCTATGGCTTTGGAAATTATACTATTTAGAGAATCATTTGAACTTGGTTTTTTTAAAAGAAAATGGAATCTTAAAAATTGGAAAAAATACGAGTAATTAATAAATTTTATAGAAAAGTATTTGCATATTTAAAAATTTTTATTTAAATTTGTATTATAAATTTTAAATAAGTAGTCAAATGAAACTAGTTGAACAATTAAATGGGTTTTTAAAAAACATTAATGAATTAAATGATAGAACACTCGATTTAGCGATGAACCATGTTCATGCTAGGGGTGTTTTTTCATTGGTGATTAAAGGTGAAGAACATGGTAAATTAACTAGAGTTTTTATTTCTAGTGGTAAAATTAAACCATTTGATGTTCAATTACATACTCATCGTTACCCAATTAAAATTACTGTTCTTAAAGGTAAAATAACACATCATTTAGCTGAAATAGTATATGAAGATGAACCAAGTGACATGACCATTTCTAAATTTACATATAGAAGTTTTTTAAATGGTGGTAAAGGATTGGAATATGATGAAGAAGTTAGAGTAAAAATCAGAGAGTTCATTATTCCAGTAGGTTCAGTTATTGAATTAGGAGTCTTTGATTATCATACAATGTCATGTTCTAAAGATTCTATGTGGATTGTTGAAGAGATGGGATTTGATGTTGATGAAAGTAAAGTATTGGGTATTCCATTCATTGTTGATGGATTATATGAAAAACCTGCTATGTTTCAAATTAATGATAAAATTCAAGTGGTTAGAAATGAAATTAAAAAATTAGTAGAAACTTATAAACTGTTATGAAAGGAAAAAAATAACCATTTTTACTGGTAAGGTGTTTTAAAAGTAGTAAAAAGATTAGTAATGAATAAATAAAACAAATAAAACAAATGAAATTAGACTCAAGTATTTTTGATATCAATGGTGATAGTCAAACAATCTTATTAAATAGAATATTAAATAGAATCAAAGAAAAAAATAATAATATTGACGTTGGTGAAACAGAAATTCAAGTTTTTTCAGATAATGAAACTTGTGTGAATTTTAATAGTAGTATGAGAGGTAAACGAGTTTATTTACTAACTACACCAAATTCACCCTTGAAGTTCATTCAATTAACATTGGCCATTGATGCCGCTAAAAGAGCTAGTGCCGCTGAAATTATTCCAATTATTCCTTATTTCCCTTATGCACGTCAAGATAAACGTGACCAACATCGAGGACCAATAGGCGCTAGAGTTATTGCTGAAATAATTCAAAATTGTGGTGCAACATCAATTATTACTTTTGACTTACATTCAGACCAAATGGAAGGATTTTTCAATATTCCAGTAATTCATATGAGAGGGAAAAATGTCTTTTATAAAACAATTGTTAAGAATTATAATGGTAATACAATTTTATGTTCGCCTGATGCTGGTGGTGTTAAACGTGTGAAAAAAATGAGGGATATAATCATGGAACATCATCCCGATATTAATTTACCTTACGTAACTATCGATAAGACACGAGAAGGAGCTAATCATGTTAGTCAAATGAGTATTATTGGTGATGTCAAAGGTAAACACGTATTAATGATTGATGATATGTGTGATACTGGTGGTACACTAGTTAAAGCGACAGACTTATTATTAGAAAATGGTGCTTTAAGTGTTAGTGCATTAGTGACTCATGCAATATTAAGTGGTAAAGGAATTAACACTATTGGTAATTCTAGATTAACTAATTTTATTTATTCAGATTCAATATACCACGATATTAATGAAGAATTATATACATTTAATGGATTTACCGAAAAAGCATTAGAAATATCAATTGATGAAGCTATTTGTGATGCAATAATTAGTATTAATAACGATGTTAGTTTAAATGGTGCGAAATAATATATCGCATATTGCAATATAAAATATGAAAAATTTAATTGGTGTTAGTGGGGGAATAAAATGTGGTAAAGATTTAATCGGACAAATATTGATTTATATCAATAATTCTCATGAATCAACTTTTGAAGGGTTTGAGGAATTTGAAAATTCAGTTAATTATGATATTAAATATGAAATTAAAAAGTTTGCTGATAAATTAAAAGATGTAGTCACAATTTTACTTAATTGCAGCAGAAGTGATTTAGAATCACAAGAATTTAAAAATAAAGAATTAGGTGAAGATTGGTGGTGTTGGAAAGAGAATATAACTGGTAAAATTATAAAATTTTATAGTGGTGATGAAATAAACGATTATGTACTAGTTAAACTCACCCCTAGAGATTTACTTCAACTAATTGGAACTGAGTGTGGTAGAATGATAATCCACCCTAATATATGGGTTAATTCTTTATTTTCTGATTATCATAAACAAAAAAAATGGATTATCACCGATACTAGATACCCATTGAATGAAGGGAATGTGATTAGAAATAGAGATGGATTGTTAATTGGTGTTAGAAGAAAATTTGCGTTACGATTTCCAGATTATGCTTATTTAATTCAACCTAATATGGATGAATATAAAATCCCACCACTATTAGAAATGACTAATAAGAAATTATATCAAACATTAACTCATGAATCAGAGACAGCTATGGGCGATTTATCTTGGTGTGATGTGGTTATTGATAATAACGGAACAAAAGAGGATTTATTTAATGAAGTATTAAAATTAAAAATGTTAAGTACGTGAAAAAAAGAGTTATAGTAATAGGTGGTGGAACATTTTCAGCAATTAGAAATCATTTAAGTTTAAGCGCACCAGCTTTCGGTTATACCGCAAAACAAATGCATAAGCAACTTGAAGGTTCTGAATTATTTTTAACTAAAATGGCTAATCATAAATCTAAATTAATTAGTAATTTAGATGTTGAATTATTCATTGATGAACTATTAGAAGATGAAACTGTTGGAACTATCATATTAAATGCGGCACTATGTGATTATAAAGCTATTAATATTGATGGGATTGAGTGTGGATGGCATGCGAAACGGTTGGAAACTGCTAAAGGTGATTTGACAATCACTTTAAGCCCTTCTGAGAAGATAATTTCGAAGATTAGACGTAAGAGACCAGATATATTTTTAGTTGGCTTTAAAACAACTACAGACAAGTCTTCTGATGAACAATTTTTGATTGCATTAAAAATGATGAAGAGTAGTAAATGTAATTTAGTTTTAGCTAATGATACTGTTACTAGAAATAATATGATTATTACTCCTGAAGAAACAATTTACTCTGAAACTACTGATAGAAAATTAGTTATTAGTGAATTATGTAAAATGATTGAAATGAGAAACTCATTGACATATCATAGAGGAATATTTAAACCAAATTCTTTAACCACTAACGTTTCATTTAATTCAGCACCCGATAATTTTAAAACAGTTATCAAGTTTTTAATTGAAAATGGTGGCTATCTTGAAAATAATGGAAATGGATTTACGCCAGGCCATTTTTGTTATCGATTAGATGTAAATTCTGACAATAAACTAGTTAGTTTTGTATCATCACAACGCAAAGTTAATCATAATATGGTTGAATATAATGGAATGACGTTAGTAAAAATAGATGATGAAGGTGTTTTCCATTATATTGGTACTAAAAAACCATCAGTTGGTGCAAGAAGTCAATATCTAATGTTACAAAGCAATCCTGAAATGGATTTCATTGTACATACACATAATCCATTGAAAGTTAATAGTAATTTACCTATTGCTTCACAAAAACCATTTCAATGTGGGTCAGATGAATGTGGTTTAAATACGCTTAATAATTTAGCATCAGTTGATGAAAATATCAAAGCAGTCTTTTTAGATAAACATGGTATTAATATTTTGTTCTCTAAAAATGCTGACCCAAATAAAGTAATTGAATTTATTAAAGAAAATATAGAATTAGGAATTAAAATTAAATAATATGAGTGCATTCGTAGTAGATGTAGAAAGTGATGACCAAAGCCCAGCAATTGGGAGTATGGTTAGTTTTGGAGTGGTAAAAGTTAGTGACCCTACTAAAACATTTTATGGTAAAGTTAAACCAATATATGATACATACAATCCTGAAGCTTTAGCCATTTCAGGATTTAGTAGAGAAGAACATGAAGGGTTTGATGACCCAGCAGAAGTAATGAGAGAATTTGCTAAATGGCTTAAAGAAAACAATGAGGGTGGTAGGCCAATATTTTTTTCTGACAACCCAGCTTTCGATTGGCAATTTATAAACTTTTATTTTTGGAAATTTTATGGTAGTAATCCATTTGGACATTCAGCTAGACGTATAGGTGATTTATACTGTGGATTGGTCAAAGATGCTTCCAAAAATAGAGATTGGAAGTTTAAGTTTAGAAAGACTAAACATACTCATCATCCAGTAGATGATTCCAAAGGAAATGCTGAAGCTCTGATAGCATTCAAAGAAAAATTAGGCTTGAAAATAAGGTTTTAAAAGACAAAAAAAAATGTTTAAAATATTAGGTTTTTTAGTTTTTTTTCTTTATTTTTGATATTTATATTATAGACCATTAACTAAATTAATTATAGTTTCAAATTATGAAAATACTAGTATTTACACTTAAAAACGGGGTTTTTAAAGCAATCAACGCCAACGATAGAGAAGAAGTTATCGAAGTTATCAAGTCAATTGATAATGGCCATTATTATGCTGAAATAAGCAAAGAATATGGAATTCAATTAAGTTCAAAATTATTACATTCTTGTTGCAAAATTTGGAATGAAATGGTATCATATTACTTACATGATGGTATAGTTCAAATGATAGAAGTTTCAGAAAATGAACATGCATCATGTAAATGTGTAGGAAAATTTACTAATATTTAAAAATCAATTAAAATAAATGAATAAAGAATTAATCAGAAAAGTAGCCGTTTTTGATTTTGATGGGACTCTTATTAATACAATGGAACCTATTGAAGGTAGAAAAATATGGAAAGAGAAAACAAAAACTGAATTTCCACATAAGGGATGGTGGTCAAAACCTGAAACTTTGGATATTAATGTTTTTGAGAATAGACCATTTGATGATATTGCGTCAAAATACAGCGAAGAATCTGAAAATAAACGGACATTTGTAACATTATGTACTGGCAGACTTATTAGATTAGAAAA